AAAGCTGTTACGAAGGTTCGTCGTCGATCCAGCTATGGTCTGGATAGGCAGCAGGCTGAAAGCCTTGTCGCCACTGTATTCAACGAACTCTTCCGTTCCGGCGATGGGGACTAAAAACGTTCACCTGCATTACTGCCAGATCGCTGACGAACACTGTCCAATGGCGATAACGCGATTCACCTCGTTCGACATGGACGACAAGCCGCTTGCTGTTGAACAAGTCACCTATGAATCCAATATGGATTACATGGAGCGGCAAGTTATCAACGCATTGCGTTGCAATGTAGAAGTCAGCATCCTTACTTCAACGCCGATTCATGAGTTCAAAAGACTGCATCACATCTTCAAAGAGGACAAATGAACGTACAAATCTTCCGGCACAATGCTGAATGGATTGTACTCACTGAGTCCTACGCGCTAACGTTCCACCAAACTCTTGCTGGGGCGATGAGTCATGCCGCAACCGAGATCGGGGCGTCAAATCATCATGGAGCGTCTCAGCAAGGCGATTCAGCTCTCAACAACAGGTGATCTCCAGCGAGCAGCAATGTTCTTGGAGCGTGCAAGAGAAGTCAGGACTGGTTGTCGCACACAGCGAACAACCTCTCGTTCCAATCAAAGCAGTGCATGGAAGAAAAAGGTCGATAATTCCATAACGTGGTAACATCAGGCTTTAATGTATTAGCGCGTGGCAAGTAAGCACGGTAATCGGCTGCATGTCCAGGTGCTGTTTGAACCTGCGAAAGGAGATCTGTTTCTAAAACTGACCGAGAAGTTCGACATAAAACCGTCTGTGCTGCTGCGCGACCTTGCCTACAAATACATTCAAGAGAACACCACCGAGGCTGCTTTCGCAAAAGCTGAAGCCTTTGATCAGGTCAAACGCCAAGAGGCCATCAACGCCAGAGTTGAAGGCAAGGCCAAAAAAGCGTGGGAAGCCCTTGGACTGGACAAGCTCACTCAGTCAGACCAAGACATCGACTCGTCAAACTGACCGATATGACCTACTGCTTGCTTCAGCAGCTTGGCTTGATGCCAGTTGGTCCGTACCAATGACACGCATAACTGCTTCAGAGCATCCTCGTCAACGCAGTTTTTAACGTCTCGAACGGTACGTTCCAATTCCAACTCCTCCTCAAGGGTCTGGTTGACGACCATCCAGTCTGCCCAGCCCATTGGAACGCCCCAACGACTACAGGCTCATGCAAACAAAGACCCCTGCTCCATGCAAACAGGAAGGTCTCTGTTCCCCCACTGATCACCCATAGCAGCAGCGACTCCTTCAAATGTTCTGCTGCGTTCTTTCCAACGATTAGGCCCAGGTGGCATTTTGTGGACTCTCTCCTCGCGACCTTCCACGTAATTAGTTGCCTTTAAGCGTGGCAGGTTATTGAGCCAAAAACACGTTGCCTTGCATTCACCGTGCCCAAACTCCCACGGTTGAATTATCTGGTCAGGCTTGCGAATTCTTGAGCTAATCAGGCTGATCGGGTTCTCAATGCACCAGCGGGGGATTGGAGCGTTCATCAAAAGCCGAACAAAGTCCAACGCTCTATCGACTCGCCCATCAGCATATTTTTTTCCAAGGTGAGCAGAGCCACTTATCGCTAGGTCAGTGCAGGGCGGATGAGCCACCATCAAATCCCAGCCTTGATCAAGAATCTCTTCAACTGGACGCTGGTAGTGCCACGTCGGATCAGCCTCACATCCCAGCAAGTCGCAACTCCAAGCATCGTGACCATGACGCCGAAACGCATCACGGACACGACCGCTGTATTCACATGCGACTAGAACTCTCACGCCACACTTGGCATAACTGTTAAATGATTATTGTAGTGCCCCGTCTCTGCGTAACTGCGCATTGGAGCGTTTGACATCACGTGAAACACCATCTGACCAATCTTCAAGCCAGGCCATAACGGCAAAGCATGATGCAGCCGTTCGTTCTTTAATTCGAGCGTGAGCTTGCTTCCGTTCCAGCCTGGATCGCACCAGCCAGCGAGAAGGTGATTAAGGCCATCTCTTGCACGGCTTGATTTGAGTACAAATTGGCAGCTGATGTCGTCGGGAAGGTTAAACAGCTCAAGTGTCTCAGCCAAGCAAAACTCGCCGGACTGAAGCATGAACGGGTCATCTTCTGTCTTGTCCGCGATGTTGATACGCACCAGATCAGGGCTATAAATGCTCTCCACCATCAAGTAGTCACCAAGTCTTAAATCAAGACTGGCTGGATTCAGCAGCTCTTCATCGAATGGGACGACCATTTGGCTCTTACGGCACCGAGCCTTGATTTCCCAATCGCAAAGAACCGCCATATCTGAAACGCAAAAATCAATCCTACTGAGAACTCACTCGTTCACCAAAATCACCCACCCCGTTCCAGGGCCTTCAGCCTGCCAACGTTGGTAAAACGCTGCCTGCCTCACACGGACATTACGTCCCAGATGCGGATTGCTGTGACCACCCTTCTCCATTTCGGGATAGCCACGAGGATCTTGCATGATCCACTCTGGATCGTTGCTGTTCTTGCCCGCATAACCGCTGATAACGCTCCAATGACCGCAGCCAAGGCCATTGCACATTGGTGGTTCGCCACGAAGCATGTTGCCTGCGTGCAACCAGCCCACCAACACTGGTCTGCCAGCTTCGATCTCTAGCTCCACCATGTCAGCGTCACCGTCTTTGCGGAACTCAGCTTTCAAGCCAAGGCTCTCCAACGCTGCAATCTGAGCCTCTACTGACGTGGTGTCTCCATATTTGGCGCGGATCTTGTTGTACTCATCATCTGTACGAACCTTCTTGTAAAACGCTGCCACCATCGCAGCCGCTGAACTGAAGCACTCGCGGTATCCCGTTCCAGTCTCGTTGTCGAGCTGCTTGAAGTAAGGCATGAAGACTTGCTGGTCATATCCACTCTCCTTCCACGCCTGAAACCAATCAGCCTCGTGCTCTTCCAGTAGTTCCGCTGGCATTGACTCCTCAAGTTGTTTAATTGCAGCCAGCTGATGGGGCGTGCCACGGAAAAACTGGAAAAACGGTAGTAGGGCAAGACCCATGGCCAGCAGCAGCAAGGTCACTTGGATAATGCCGGACGCCACCTACTTTTCAATCCTTGTGTCAGGCAACAGCAAATCCTTGAGATGCTTGACCGCAAGATCATCCAAATCGTTGTCGGTGCGAGTAACGATCCGCTCCAACATCGCAATGATCAACTCCTTGAACGCTCTAGAGCGCCACATCGTCATGACCAGAGGTTTAAGAACTAGAAGCATTGGATTGACCTAGTTACGCTGTAACGGTAGCTCTGTCTTGCAATGGCTGAAACACCAGCAACTCAACCGGATGAGCAGGACGATCAACAGCACTCGTGGCTGGGCGATATTGTCCGCGTAACCATTCTGCTGTGGTCAATGGGCATCTTGACCGCCAATTATCTCGGCATCTTTTCTCAGGCTGTAGATCCCACGTTCCCAGCCTCCTTGCTCACTGGCACGGCTGCAACCTATACACCAGCCCTAGGCAAGCTCAACAAAAAAAAGAAAGAAGAGAATGGCGTTATCGTGGACAACAAAGACACCAAAGTCGGCATCAAATGACCCGCACACTTTTGGTATTGGGGATCACATTGGCAGCTGGATTGCCTGCCCGTGCTGATCTCCAGCACAAAATCATGTCTTCGGTTCAACTGCAAGTCGGTGGTGCTGTAACCACTGCAGAGCGGATTGGCTCTTCATTCAGCATCTCTGGCACCAACATCGATACAACTGACGGAACCACCGCCAACACCGTCTCTGCTGGCACAATCACTAGCGGTGTCTATGCACCTGGAACAATCTCTGCCACGCAAGACGTTCCAGGTGATGCGTTCTCCTTCAGTCAGACTTACCGCCAAGCTGACGCCGTTCCAACATCAGCTGTCACCACGGGCGCTGTTGGCAACTTTGGCAGTCTGACATCCACAGCTTCAGGTACTGCAGGTGATCTGGCAGGAACTATCTCCTCTGACGGTGGCATGACCATCACAGGCGGTGGAGCAAACACGCTGGCTGTGGGTCAGCTCGTGACTGAAATCACGATCAAGTGATGCGTTGGCCTCTGCTGCTGTTGCTATCCGCTCCAGCGGCTCACGCTGTCCCTGTAATTCCCAACTTCACGCAGGGCACAATGTCGTCTCATACAGAGACAACCAGCAAGGTCACTGAGACGATTGTCAGTGAGAACTATTCGACGGGTTTTGAATACAGTGCTAGCGGTGTAAACATCAAGCCAGACGGTGCAATTAACCCCGTCTCCAACACAACGGTCAACGGATGGACCTCCTTAGGAGAACGACCCAACTGGTCAATCGTCAAACCTGGAGAAGCCTTTCAGTTCGTCGAAAGCCTGAAGGGGCCAGGGTTGTCGAACGTCACGACCATCCAACGCACCACCGAAATCACAAGCGTTACCGATACGGTTTCCTCCTTCTCGGAATAATCGCCACCGCTCCAGTCAACGCACAAGATGTTGGCGGTATTTCTGCAACCGCATCGCCAACTGCCACATCGTCTGGGTCGGTATCCAATCAGGCTGTGCAGATCATGCAGGGCTCAGCAATCACCAATACCTACGGCGGCAACATTCAGTGCCAAGGTCCAACACTGACCGTCACGCCGTATCTCAACCGCACCAAATCATGGGGGCTGCCTTACGAGTACAGCTATCCAGATCCGGTCTATGACCTCAGTGATCTTAATGAGGACGGGTTGCTTGATCGGCCTGGGGAAGTCCTCTTCTACAAAGACACGCGCACAGGGCAGAAGGACAACCACAACTGGAATCTGGGCTTATCTGTTCAGGCAACCATCCCACTAGACCAAGGTCTGCAACGGCGCTGTAAAGAGGCAGTCGATACGCAGCTTGCGATCCAGCAACAACTTCTCGCCAACAAGCGGCTTGACTTCGAGATCAGCCGACTAAAGCATTGCGGTGAGCTGATGATGAAAGGTATCCGCTTTAAAAAAGGGAGCCCCTACGAAAAGGTCTGCCGTGACGTGCTCGTTCACCGGCCCGTTCCACATACCCATTCTATTTCCGTAACGACCTCTGGAACTTCCGCCGCTCCCTGACGCTTTCTACCTTGACCTTCTTACCCAGTGC